GCTAGAAAATCCACAAATGTTGTAGGAGTTTCTGCCCCCTGTCTTAATTCAGTTCCAAGTACTCCTTGATACTGATTCCATATATTGCCAGCCTGACCTTGCCAGTACTGCTGTTGGGCTGGACCCATACCTTGTCCCGGAGCAAAAGCCCCAGAACTAAAGTATGCCATTGATGGGTCTGACTCCAGTTGGTAGTCATCCCATGACATATTTAGAAACGCATCCCAATCATTCATTGTTGCCATAGGTGTGCACCTATTAGACCGCAGGTTGTCTTGTGGTATCTAACCAAGACAAGAAGCCACCAGCAGGTTGCCCAGCTCCAGCTGCCCTAGCTGAATACAAGTCATATAAGTTACCCAGTGCTCTCTGCCTTGCATTTGCAATATATCCAATACCGCCACCTAGTCCAGCGGATGCCATAGCAAGTGCATTTCTTCTTGCATCATCACCAGTTAGGGTAGCCTGTATATTTCGTTGGGCATCAGTCATCATTGCATCAGGATTACCAATAGCTGCCGATGCAGCTATGGCATTTGCCCAATCTGCACTTAAATCTCTACCAACTGGATTATATCCAGAAAACTCACCGGGAGCACCAGACATAAGGTAAGCACCATATTGTGGAGTAAACCCTAGATTAGCAGTTCTTTGGAACTGTGGTAATGCTGCATAGTCTCCCATCTGAGCAATTCTTGCAGCTTGATAGTAAGACTGTGGATCACCTGCAAATGTCCTTGTGAT